GTGGGGCGGAACTTCGCCGCCGTAACGACAACCGAATAACATCCAAAACTATGCTACAAAGAAGGCGATTGACATCCGCGACGAATTCGCTGGACTCTGATTATATAGAAAAGATAAGATTCTCCCGTAATGGGAGAACCTTTATAATTCATATAACAGCAATTAATGGAATTGAAAATAATACAAACGTCAAGGTTACACTCTTTAGCGATAGAGGAACCACGCCTATAAATATTATGATTAAACCATTATATGCAGGCATAGAGCAGAGCCAATTCCTGACAAATTCTAAGGTACATTACCATACAGCCCGTTTTGAGGGCTTTGACATTGACAATGACTTCACAATAGAACAAGTATGATCTACACAAAAGACGGCATCATCCGCGACGGATCGCGGATCATTATCTCCCGGAACGGGTATAAAATAGTCAACCCGACACATGACATGCTGCTTGCGGACGGCTGGCAGCCTTACACGCCGCCGGAGCCAGAGGAACCACAGCCGACCATCGACGATGAGCTAAGGGAGCTGCTGCTTGAGCGCTACAACAAGCGCACAGACATCACCGACGAGGAGGCGCTGAAAAGACCTCTGCTGGCATATTCATGGGACACATACATCGGCGGGTCGCTGGCCAAGGGACAGGTGGTGTCGCATAGCGGCAATCTCTGGCGCGTAAGGCAGGACGTGGCCGCCGTGCTGAAGGGACAGGAGCCATCGATGGCAACAGCCGCGCTCTACGAGGTCATCGAGGTCGAGCCGTCGGGGACCAAGAGCGACCCGATATCGTACACGCCGCCGATGGAGATATTCAAAGGAAAGTACTACACGCAGGGCGGTGTTCTATACCGCTGCACGAGGGACAGCGGGCAGGCGCTCTCGCACGACCTGGCCGCGCTCGTGGGGCTGTATGTCGAATCGGCGGAGAAGGAGGGTGGAGCATGACGGACGGTTTCAACGCCCACATCCTCTCGGACGAGGCTTCCGCGGGGAGTGTCGTGGTCGGCACGGGCATATCGGCCACTTTGTTGTTGTTTTTCCAGCAATCATTCGAGAGGATGCTACCATACCTCGTCATCGCCGCCGTGGTCATCCTGATCGACCTCGTGTTCGGCATCAGGGCCGCCCGGCGCAAGGGCGACCGGATCAGGATAAGCCGGGCAATAAGGCGCACGATAGGAAAGGCGGTGGAGTACTTCTGCTGGGCGGTGCTGGCCTCCAGCCTCGCCGTGGCGACGGGCTACACCATCATCGAGACGGGGCTGATGCTCGTGGTCATCGGCGTGGAGCTGATCTCCATCGCTCAGAACTGGTACTTCTGGAAGTTCGGCCACAAGGCGAAGGTGAAGGTGGACGCGGCGAAGGTCATCGAGGCCGTCGTCCAGGCAAAGACAGGGGCGAACATCGAAGGGGCGGTCAGCATCGAGAAAGGAGAATGGGAAAACAAAAAGGAGGCAAAAGACGATGGGGACAATCAGTAAGGATTTCAGTTACCGCGAGTTCGAGGCCTCGCAGACGGCGGAGCGCGGGGGCATCTGCAACGTGATAACGACAGCGGCGGTGCGCGACGCGGTGAAGGAGCTTGTGGATACGGTTCTCCAGCCGCTCCGTGACAGGGTTGGGCATCCGCTGCGGATCAACAGCGGCTACCGATGCCCGGATCTCAACAGGGCGGTGGGAGGGGTGGCCACCTCGCAGCACGTCAAGGGGGAGGCGGCGGACATAGCCGCGGCTGCCCCATACCTGCTGGCGAAGGTTGTCAGGGACACGCCGGATATCTGGAGGGAGGTAGACCAGATGATCCTCTATCCTGATTTCGTACACATCAGCCATCGCAGGGGAGGGCCGCAGCGGCGGCAACTGCTCTACAACAGGCGGTACAAGGGACAAAGGCTCTGACTTGTCGGTTTTTGACAATTAATTTGCGTTTGACGCTAAAATATTGACGGATTATGAGAGATTTACTAAAGAAAGCGGCCTACGTTCTTCTGTGGGCGTGGCAGCTGCCGCAGAACATCGCCGGGCAGGCGGTGTGGATGTATTACGATAGGAAGGCGATGGGGAAATCAAGCCGTCAGCTCATCCGCGGGGTCAGGTATCTGCGGACATCCTCGATCGGGAGCGGAAAGGCCTTGGCTCTCGGCGAGTTCGTCGTGCTGAACTGGTTCGCGAGCCACGACACTGTGGATCACGAGTTCGGCCACGTCAGGCAGTCGAGGATGCTCGGGCCTTTGTACATTCCGCTGATAGGCTTGCAGTCACTCTGCCACGCCGCCGTCCACTACGACCTTTGCGGGAAGAAAAAGTATAAGCCTTACACCCACTTCTGGACGGAGCGGTGGGCTGACAGGCTCGGAGGCGTGAGGCGGTGAGATTCCCGCGCTTGGCACCATCTGCATGTTCACCCATGACTCGGCGGGAAGGAAGGCTGTGCTGACAGGATGGCTTGCGTCACAATCGGATATCCTTCTGGAGGACTGGGAGATCCTTGACTGACGGATCATGGCCGCGCCCCGGCCATAATCGGGGCGGTGTTACTCTTGGTTTTATTTTGTTTCTGTCCTCCCCGCCGGGAGGCGCTGGGGACTCTTTGATAGAAATTAATGACAACAACCGAAAACAACCGAAAACAACCGAAAACAACCTTGTTGTTCGTGGCCGCGCTGCTGCTCGCCCTGGGACTCGGCTTCCTCGGCGGAAGGCGGAGCGTCACGCGCCCTCTTCTGGAGCGTGTGGACACTGTGACCGTCAGGGACACTGCCGTAGATTACAGGCCTGTCGTTACGGAGGTCAGGACGGTGAGGGTTGACACGGTGCGGCTCGCGGTGGCACAGCCTCCGGACACTGTCGTGGTCCACGACACGGTGGAGGTCGAGGTGCCGATAGTGTTCAGCCGCTACCGTGGCGACAACTACGACATCGGCGTAAGCGGGTTCCGGACGGAGCTGGAGTATGTCAAAGTATATCCGCAGACCAAGATCGTAACGAAGGGATATTCCATCGAGCCGAAAAGGTGGGGCTTCGGAGTGGCTGTCGGGCCGTCCGTGCTCGTCGCGCCTTCCGGCAAAGTCAACGTCGGACTTGGCGTGACCGGAGGGCTCTATCTCCGGCTTTAGCGTGCGTGCTTTCTCCGCACGCTCTTTGAAATATTGGCACCGCCGATTTTCTTTTGCCTGTGCGGCCATTTCATCGGGTCGGATGCCCATCCGCCCGTATTTGCACGTACCGTTAAAATTAAAACCTTTTAAGATATGATAAAGTCAGAGATATTCGCCAGCGTCCTGCGTGACGTGTGCGAGGTCACGGGGATTTCGGAGCGCGACATAATGTCGAAGTCCAAGAGTGAGGAGATCGTGGACGCGAGGCACCTGCTCGTGGTGACGCTCAGGAGGAGCGGCTATTATCCGGGGATGATAGCCGAGAGGCTGCACGTCAGCGGGCGCGCGGTCCGCAAGATGATAGGCTCGTTCCGGTCGAGGGCGGACAACTCGCCGGGGCTGGAGATGTGCCTGAGGCGCGTAGAGGCGAGGCGGAACGGAAACGGAACGAACGGGGAAAATTAAGGGAACGGGAAAGGAACTGCTTTCTTAATTAACGGAGGCAAAAAGGGTAGGTTTGCGGAAGCGGTCAGAAGACCGCGCCAATGCCGCCGAAGGCTTCAAGAGGCGGGAAAATCTATAATCCATTTTGATCATGGACGACAATCTTTTACCTTATCTCCTCGACCGAAGGGAAGAGGGATGCAAGCACCAGGGACGCGGAATGGCGGCCACCGGCATCGGCCTCGCGGCCGGCCTCGGCGGCGGAGCGCTTCTCCTCGCCATCGCCGGAATCTGGGGTGTCAATCAGGCCAGCAAGGCCAGATCCGAGGGCGCGCAGGCTAGCGTCAACGCGAACGCCGCGGCCGTGGCCAACCTGACCAGCGTGCTTCTCGCCGAGAGGGCCTCTCGCGAAAGCTGGCAGAACACCAACGCCCCGACCGTCAGGCAGTATGTGGACGTTCAGGCAGCCCCTCAGGCGCAGTCAACGTCAAGCGCGGTGGCTGATGCCGTGGCACTTGCGGCGGCTCTCAACAGCAACGGGCTGAACAGCGCGATCGGCACCGACAGTTTCCTGAAGGTGGCCCGGTACAGCGCGCCTCAGCCTTGCGGCTGCGACACCTGCAACGGATAGTCTGACCTGACGGGAGAAGCCTTATGCCGGACCTTTTCAGAAAGAGAACTGTCGATATGACGAAGCTCAGGACCACATCAAAGATGTCGCTCAAACTCTCGTGTCTCGCCGCGTGCGGCAATGACATAAGGGAGGCCCAGGAACTCTACGGGTTCATCTCCGACGGGATGGAGCTGCCGGACTTCGATCCGGTGGAACCCTCCGCCTTCGAGAGGATCAGGAACGGAGCCGACGAGGTATTCGGGTGGATCCAGAACCACGGCGAGGACATAATGAAGGGGTATCAGATCATAAGGTCGCTGAAGGGAGGAGGCGCGGCCCAGACCGCGTCCTCAATCCCCGCGGCACCTCCGATACCTGACGCGTGATGAAGCCGGTGAAGGTTCAGTTCTACGTCTACGCGGAGAGCGAAGACGAGGCGAGATCCCTTGAAAAGGATCTCCACGGATTCGTGGACGGGCAGTACCGCAAGGGTGTCCTGGTCACGGCCTCAAAACTCTCGGACGCGCTGAGGCGGTTCGGCGGGGGCTTCCTTGTCACTGATTTTCTGAAGCGATGAACGAGCAGCAGCAACAGCCGAAGAACATCTTCGAGCAGATGATGTACGCGATCAAGGCAGTCAACGACAATGTGGTTGTCCTCTCGGAGAACCTCGGTGTCGTTCTTGCCAGACTTGACGCGCTCAACCTAGCGCCTGTCGAGTTCCCGGAGCAATGCGCTTCCGCTTGCGGGGACGGAACGGCGGAAGAAGGTGGTGACGGACAGGAACAGGAAGCGTAACACAAAACAACGAGAGTCATGTCTAATTGCAAAAACAGCAACGTGGCGAGGATAACAGCCACGCTCGCGGCCGGGTCGGCCGCCTCTCCGTACTATGTGATGGCGAACATCACGAAGCGGCTCTGCCGTCCGGTGTGCGCCTCGAATACCCCGGTGTTCGCCCCGGCGTTCTCGCTCGTGGGGTTCTCGCAGGTAGGTACGGGCCAGTACGTGGCCGTGGTGAGGGTGCAGGGGTGCATCTGCTACAACCCTTGCGGCACGGACGGATGCTGCTCCAGGACGGAGACGGTGTCGCAGACGTTCACGATCCCTTTCGCGTCCGCCACGGCTCCGACATCGGTCACGGTGGCGGCCGGGAACACGGTCAACGCCGTGTCCGTGACCGGATGCCAGTCGTGCGGTAGGACGTTCGTGTCGGAGACCCCTCTGACGCTCACGGTGGCCTGACGATATGGGGTGGATGATCACGGCTTTGGCGGTGGCGGTCATCACCGCCCTTGCCCATCACCTCGGGCTTGTGGGGAAAGTTGTGGAGGTGGTCTCGGAGGTAGCGGCGTGCCAGCGGTGCTCGGTATTCTGGACGGTGCTTGTGGTTATGATCCTGAGCGGTGTCCCCGCCTTGCAGTCGGCGCTTGCCGCCCTGCCGCTTGCCTACCTCTGCGACTGGCTCGGACTTGCCTTCTACAAGCTCGCTGAAATCTATGACAGGCTATGGAAAAGGATAGCGGAAAGGAGCCCCCAAAGGGGAACAGAAAGGAGCCAAGACCGGCACCAGTGATGCCGGGATACAGGCCTATACCGAAGTTCGGCGGCTGTCCGGACTGCTGATCTGGTAAACAATGCTTTTGAGTGCTGGCGACCTCGTCCTGATGTCGTCGGCATTTTTCTTGTCTTTTTTTTGAAAAAAGTGTACTAAATTCAAAAATTATTACTATATTTGCATAAACAAAAAAACACTAAGAGTTATGAGGACACTTTACAGAACACAAGATGATGCCCAGAGGGCACTTAAAGAAAGCGGCAAGACTGGTTATTTATCAACAGCGGACACCCGTAGCAATCTAGAAATAGACTATGACAGCTTCGGCGGCGAAGCCCTGTGCTGGAGCGGCGAGGTTCAAGCTTATAGAACTAACGACGGCGACATCTTCGCATGGTGGGAGTAAAGCCTTATGAGTGAGAGATATTTATTATCGCGGGTGCCAGGCGTAGACAACGCCTGGCATTGCATCGACAGTGTAACTGGCGTGTCGGTGACATGGACAGGTAGCCGCTTCAACGACACGCAGAGCGCGGCATGGCCTGACGGCCTGACGCTCGGGCCTGAAAGCCCGGCGCAGTTGGCGCGCGTGATGAGGTTAATGGCAGATTGGCTTTTTGAAAATCACAGTGAGTTGCTATGAGAGGAGGTAAAAGGGCAGGGGCGGGGCGCAAGCCTTCGGGCGACGCCCCGAAAGTCCCGTACACGATCAAGATTAAGCCGGAGACCAGAAGACGCATCGACGAGCTCAGAAGGACGGGCTTTTCGATTGGGCGGTGCGTGGACGAAATGGTAGCGAAGATGTGAGTTAAAAACTACACGTGTGGTTCACGTGTAGTTTTTTTTATTAATAAATAATCATAAAATACTTGCATATAATAAAATTATTATGTATCTTTGTATCAACAAAATAAAGGAGGTGTGAAAATGAAATGAGTTATAAAAAGAGATTGATTGGTCAGATTTTCAGACTGCTTGAACTGATCGAAACTCCGGCCAATCAATCGATCATAAGGAGAATTGAGGGCCTCCTTAATGCTCTCAAGGACGAAGTTTAACCAAAGCCCCCGATTTCTCGGGGGTAAATTTACAACAAATTATGTATTTGGGCAAAAGGAAAATTTTAAATCCCGCTGAATACGAGGAACGCCGTAAAAAGTGCATCGAATACAAGCCCGATGCGACAGCCACTGCTTTCAGTGAATTGGAAGATATTCTTAACAAGTCGCAGCTGGCGAAGCAATATTTCGGCAGGTCACAAAGCTGGTTCTCGCAACGCCTTAACGGCTGCTGGGTGCTGAACAAATCAATGTCCTTCAAGGAGGACGAATATCACCAGTTGGCTGAGGCTTTCAGGGACATTGCCAAACGACTGCAAGCGCACGCCGATGAGATTGAAGCGGCGAAATTTGAATAGCGATCCGGATAATCCGGATGGAATGGCGGGCTATTGGCCCGCCATTTTCTTTATGTAATCGATCACCCGCCTGTTCGCCTCGTCCACCTTGCTTTGGTCTTCCTTGATGTAGATGAATGTGACGCTGTGCGACTTGTCTGAATGTCCCAGAGCCTGGCCGATTATGTCAACCGGAATGCCTATCTCGTAGGCGATGGTCGCCCAGGTATGGCGTGACCAGTAGGTTGACAAATCCGCGAAACGTCCTTCGCCTAAGATCTTGCCGCGCTTACCCCGCGGACATCCTAAATATTTCAGCCGCTTGTTGATTTTTGACAGGTAGGAGTTTTCGGTGGCATAGCGTTCAAGGCCGTTGACAAGATGCGTTGCGCCCGCATATTTCTTTATTATCGCAGCCGCTTCCGGCTCGATTTTCACGGAATACAGCCGCCCCGTCTTGGCGCGCCTGTAGTTGAGGTAACCGTTTTTTACAGAGGTCTTTTTTGCCGCGACAAGGTCGGCGATGTTGATTCCGATAAGATAGAACAAAAGCAGGAATATGTCCCTTGCTTCCTCATATCCGAAGCACGGCTCCATATTAATGAGCCACGCAAGCTGTTCGGCGGTGAGTGCCCTCTTCCTTGTCTCCTCCTGTTTGATCTTAAAGGCGCGGAAAGGGTAGAAGTCGGTTTTGCCATCATCTATGGCCTTGTTGAAGACCGTGCGGATGTTGCGCAGCAGAATGGCGATGGAGTTGATTGTCATTGTATCCCTGCAATGACGTTCAAACCGCTCCAGATAGGCGCGGTTGATGTCGTTGAATGACCTTTCGTCAATTGATGCGTCAAAGGCTGTGAGCGCCTTGACCGTGCGGTCATATACCTCACGCGTGCCCGGCTTGAAGCAATTGTCGCGGTAGTCCTTGAGGGCGTTGAGGAAATCCCCGCCCTTCTTCTTGGGTTTTTCCCCGAAAGCCTCCTGCCTGATCCGCCCGACGATGTCCCCGGCGGTCATCGTGGCGAGTTCCCCGGAGTAGCGCAGATCCGTGATGATGTCCACCGCCTGCGTGGCGAGGCTCTTGATGTGTGTCCTGAGCCCGAAGTTGCGGCCCGTGTAGGTCTGGTGCTCCGCGTCCCAGTCCTCCGGCCTGATCTTGCCCACGAGGAGGAGGGCGCTTTTGTAGTCGTGTGATATTTTCAGGTAGAGCGGCGCTTCGTCGCCCGCCTTGACGTTTTTGAGATAATACGATACTTTTGCCATAGCGTTGTTTTGTTTAGTCCCGAATTAGTCCCGAATTTGGCCTTATTTTGTCACAAAATGTCACACTTTGCGCCCGATTTTTGGGGTAAAATTTTAGTTTTAGCAAAGAAATAAGGGCTGATGATTTAACCTAAATAATTGATTATCATCGCCCTTGGTTATTGAGCGGAATGCGAGGCTCGAACTCGTGACCTTCGGCTTGGGAAGCCGAAAATCGGACTTATAAATTATTGGTTTTTAATTATTTGCGCATTCAATTTTGTTTAGTCCCGAATTTCAGTCCCGAATTATCGACCGGTCATATCATGTTATTTCGGGATTATTGCGACGATGACGCCGATGACCAGCGCTATTGTAAGGAAGATGAGCAGGTTCACAAGCCCTCCGGCGACAAAGCCGAGCGACCTCATCAGGTTCACCTTCTGCTTGTCCTCGCTCTTCCATTCTCGGGCAACGCTGCTGAAACCCATCAGCCCACTGATGAGTTTTCCGAAGATTAAATAATAAAGACCAGCCGCAAATGCTACGGCTGTAATAATAGCAAAGAGAATTGCTAAAAGATCTCCCATATCTTTACGTTTTTTAGATTGTTGTCCCTGACAAGTTGCCTATTGTCGTCGTGTTCCCTCCCTGCCGGGCGAGCTCGCGGACGACCTCCTCGAAAAGGCGCTGCATCGCCTCCGTCAGGTCGGTCAGGCGGATCACCTCCCGCTGACTGTCCTCGAGGAGCCTCCGGCACCTGTCCCTGTCCGCCCTCAGGGAGGCTATCCTCTCCTCGGCGGCGACCAGTGTGAGCCGGCAGATGTCGCCGTGAGCGCTGGCCGTCTGGGAAGTGCGCTCCACGGCGTCGCACAGCGCCTCGGCCATCTTGTTGACCCTGTCGAGCCTGTCCTCGCTGCTCTCCTGCAGCCTCCTTGTAGTGTCACCCCACTGGGCTATAAAAGTGTTCAGCATCTCGGTGATTGTTGCGTTAAAGCCGTCACCCTCTTCTTCTTCGCTTCTTGGCATGATGTTATGTTTTAGTGTTGATGTTTCCCGGCGGCTACCTCGCCGTCAGGTTCTTTATGATTTCTGTAAGATTTTGTATCTGCTCGTGTTGCGCCTTTATCTGTTCAGTCTGCTGCGCTATCACCCTCATGAGCTCTGCGGATTCTCCTCCTCCGCCGTTGTTGTTGACGCTTGTCGGAGAGTTGGTCACGCCGCTGATGTTGCCGATACGCGTGACGTTGCCGCGGATCGAGTTGTCGGCAGGTTCTAACATTGGTCCAGTCCCTGTTAGCAGCCATGCGAGATTTAGGTCGGGGTGTGCTTTGCTTATTTTTAGCAAACTATTATCAGATGGCCTTTTTGTGACTTGATTAAAATAGCCATTTGATAGGCCAGCAAGTTTCTCAAAGCGTGAGATGCCCATATTTTTGTACTTACAATATTGCTGCACGCGTTCTTTTATCATAAACTCTATTTTTTATCTAAAAATTATCTAAAAACCTTTGATATTATCTAAAAATTATCTAATTTTGCATCGTCAACGGTAAAGTGACGCAAAAAAAACACTGTTGACAAAAAAAGCCAAATGCAAAGTAAGGAAAAAATAATCGAAGATTCAAGGACTTTCCCGGAAATCTGGGAGTCCATGACCACCGCGCAGCGGGATCATCTCCGCAGCGACCTGAAGGATCGCCTGAAGGTCACTCGCTCAGCCGTGTGGTACTGGTACAGCGGGCAGCGGCGCCCCGACTATCTGCGCCGCAAGGAGATCGCCCGCCTGACATCGGCTGTCATAGGGCGTAAGTGCCATCCTGATCTACTTTTCCCATGACGAACGAGAGACCAAAAGTGTCGCCGACCTCACGCTATTGCGAGAGCGAGGCCGCCAGGCTCCTGGGCGTGAACAGGAGGACGATAGCCCGATGGAGGGAGTCCGGGCAGATAAGGCCGGCTCTCGGGATGGGCATCAAGTCCGGGCGTGTCTACTACAAGGGCACGGAGATAGAGCGTGCCTGGGCCGCTCATTAGGGAGAATACAGCAGTGATGCTGCTGGACGGGATGCCCCCGGGGTTGGCGCCTTACGGGGTAAGTGTTTCGAATGACATTAAGAGTTTTTTCACGACTGTTATTTCTACGCCGCCTCCTGCCCGTCCGGGCGGTTTTTGATAAACCTTAAAAAAAAGATAAAAAAATGAAAAAGGGATTCATCATCGCGGCGAGATCCGCCGCCGTCCTTGTGGCAGCCGCCGCTGCCGTCGCCCTCATGTCGGATGTAACCGACGCCTGTCCGCTCTGGCTTGCCGTGGCCATCAAGGCGGTGTCGCTCGCTGTCCTCACTGTCTGCTTCCTCGCTCTCCCGGCTGCGCGCGAGAGGATGCGGGAGATGGGCTATGATTCGCCGTTGAGGTGGAGGAGGTAGCCATGGCGGAGATCAGACCTTTTGTCCTCCTGCAGGACTGGATGTTCGACCTGGGGCTTAACCCCTCCGAGGTGATAGCGGTGGCCGTGATATACGGCTTCACACAGGATGGCCAACATACGTGCCACGCGTCGATTGACTACTTCGGGAGGATGTGCAAACTGAAGAGACGTGCGACCGTTTATATGCTCAGGCGATTGGAGAAGATGGGAATTGTCAGGCGCGTCGAGACACTCGGGAAGATAAATGAGTATTCCCTCGATTTGGAGGGGTGCAAAAATTGCACCCGTGCAATCAACGGCAAAAACCCGTGCAAAAATTGCATCCCTTTCCCCCCTGCACCCCCCTATCCCAGATAATAAAGATAATAATAACATCACAAGCGCGTGTGACGCACGTGTGCGCACGCACGAATGCGGTTCTGAGAATCCACCTCAGACCACCCCCCAGCCCCCCAGCCCCCCGGTACCCTCCGGGGACGAGAGCGGCCTTTTCTACGTCTCGTCCGTGCAGCGTGACAGGTGCGGCTTCGACCCGGACAGGATAGCGGAGGTAAAGAGGAGGAAGATGTCCGAGGCTCTTGACAGGGCCGCCGCGCGCCTGGAGTCCGAGGGTCTGCGCATGTCTCCGGAGCAGAGGGCAAGATTCCTCGACCACTGGTGCGCCCACCGCCCGGGGAGCGAGGCGATAAGGGCCGAGGGCGACCCATATTTCAACCTGTACGCCAAGGCCAAGCTCTGGACGGACATAGACTCTCAGAGGGCCGCATCGAAGACCGCCGCCGGCGGAGAGAGCAAGTTCATGGACGCCACGTCCGACTGGAAGAACCGTGGCGATTTTTAGCGGCATGTTCAAAGGAAAAGTTCAGGATATTCAAAAAGATAAATCTATGCTGACAAAGGATTACATCGACAAGATAGTCTCCGACCTGAAGGTGTCGGAGAGCTATCCGAGGATAAGGAGGAGCGCGTCGGGCTACACGCCCGAGGCCGCGTGGTGGCTGTTCGAGGGGATAGCGCGGCAGATGGTTCCCGGCTTCCGCGTGACGGCGGGCAGGTCGGATGCCTACTCGGCGCTCTCGGCGTGGGCGGCGAACCTCCCGTTCCGGTGCCAGGACCCGGACACGGGCGCGTGGGTAGACGGCGACCCGTGCCGCGGTCTTTACATAGCCGGCAACCCGGGGAGCGGCAAGACCACGGCGGTGCGGATCCTGAAGATGATGCTGACCGCCTTCGGCGCGAAGTTCACCTTCGGTGGAGACTCCCTGTCGATGTGGAGTCTCTCCGACCCTTCCGCCGCGATGATATGCGACGCCTACGCAAGGGACGGCTCTTTGGCATACTTCCAGTCTATGCGGATTATCGGGATCCAGGATCTCGGATCGGAGCCTCGCGAGACGCTGTACATGGGCAACCGCAAGGAGGTGATGAGGGAGTTCCTGGAGCTGAGGGGAGACACGCCCGGGCGGCTCACGATCATAACGAGCAACTTCAGCTTCGCCACCATCCGCAAGGCTTACGGCGACAGGGTGTGGTCGAGGCTGCACACGATGTGCAACTACGTCGAGCTGGTTGGCGACGACATGAGGGTTGGAGCCGATGGAGGGGGTTCTTGACGAGATCGTGCGGAGGGTGTCCGCGTTGAGGTGCCGGAACGCCCTGCCCCGCCACGTCCTGCTTCTTGACCTGAGGCGATGGGCATATGGTCGGGGGATGCCGGACAGCGAGCTTCTCTCCAGGCTGGCGGAGTTGAGGGATTCGGGGCGGATAGAGGTCGGGAGGACCCTGAACGACTGGTGGATTCGTCCGGTTGAGGAGAGCGAGGGGAAATAAGGCGATTTGGCGGCGTTTTTCGGGTTGAGGTGAGGAAAGCCTTGTTTTGCGGACGAAAGTCTGCGAGAGGGCTGGGAAACGGGCAAGGAAAGAGAGAAACGAAGCAGGTATGAGGCAAACCCGCCGCCGCGCGGGTCTTATCGCGGCGAATTAGTCATTAGTGTTATTGATTATGTGTGCAACCCGAGGGCCGGCGGTGAGCGTTCGCCCGAGGGACTTCCCGAAGGCCGGAATGAGGAGCTTCCGGCGCGCCGGAGCGGCGTTTGGGCGGCAGCGGGGTTCGATTCCCCGCCGGGGAGCGGAGGACGGGTACCGGCGCGAGCCGCGAGAAGCCCGGGGAGAAGGCCGTCACGGGACGGCGGGAGTACGTGGACACAACAAACGACACAACACCCGTAAAGCAGGCTCAAAGGCGGTTCGACTCCGCGCCCCGGGCCAGAGTTTATTACTTATTGTTTAACTTTTAATGATTCAAAAATGATGGAAAATTACATCGGAAGGAAGTGCATCGTGAGATGCTATGGCGCCGGGGTCTTCTTCGGCGAGGTCAAAGAGGTGAGCAGTGATGCAAACGGGCTGAACGTCCGTCTTGCCAACGCCCGCAAGGTGTGGTACTGGGACGGTGCGGCAGCCGTGGAGCAGCTTTCGCAGGAAGGTTGCAACGACAGCAGCAAGATCACGGTGGCCGTGCCTGAGCTGGTAGTCGCCAACGCTGTCCAGATCATACCTTGCTCTGACAAGGCAATAGCTAACATCGAGGCGAAGAAGGAATGGAAGCGATAGAGAGGGACATCGAGCGGTTTTTGGCAGTAGGCTCTGGCTCTGGCTCTGGCTCTGGCTCTGGCTCTGGCTCTGGCGATGGCTCTGGCTCTGGCTATGGCTATGGCGATGGCTCTGGCTATGGCGATGGCTCTGGCGATGGCTCTGGCGATGGCTCTGGCGATGGCTCTGGCTATGGCGATGGCTCTGGCGATGGCTCTGGCGATGGCGTCAAGGAGTTCGCCGGTCACAAGGTCTATGACATCGACAGCGTTCAGACCCTTGTCTATGCAGTCAAGGGCGACGCGGCGAGGGGAGCGGTGCTACAAAAAAATATGACACTGAGGGACTGCTGGATAGCCAAGCGAGGCAACTTCTTCGCCCACGGTGACACGCTGCACGAGGCGGTCGAGGCGGTCGAGGCCAAGTGGATGGAGAACAGGCCGCTGGACGAGAGGATAGCGGAGTTCGTGAAGACCCACCCGGCATTGGATGAGGAGTATGGCGACCTGTTCGAGTGGCATCACGTCCTCACAGGCTCCTGCGAGTTCGGGAGGGGACAATGGTGCAAGGAGCATGGCTACAAGCCGACGGACAGCATCACACTGAGGACGTTCCTCAGGGAGACCGTGGGCAACTACGGCTGTGATGTCATCAGGCAGGTGGCCAAGGAATACGGGCTGGAGCTATGAGGCGCGGATTCATGAATTACAGAAAGATTATTTAATTATGGCAAGGATTATCTACAAGGACGGATGCGAGGGCCATAACAGGCTTGAATGTATCGAGGGGATAGAGATCGACCTCCTGAACGGCCAGAAGGCTCTCATTTACCCGAAGTACAGCAACGAGGTGTTGCTGGATCTAAAGGACAGGGATAGGTGGCACGACGCGGGAATTTCCGTGACGCGCGCGCTGAGGTTGAGGGACAACCAGGCGGTCACCGCCGCGCTTCTCGAAGCGGGAAGCCCTGCGGCGAGGTTTGTCACAAAATACACCTCCGAAAGGTTCGGCAGATTTGGATTGCCGACCCTCCTGGCGGCACTGGAGATAACGGAGCAGAAGAGCGCGATCGACGAGCTGGCAAGGAAGATAGACGGGGCGGATCTTCTGGAGGATTTTTACTCCAGCTACGTTTGGTCTTGTTCCCGGTATGGCGATAGCAGCGGTTGGGTTGCGAATGGCTACAGCGGTTTTGCCCGCAACAGTAGTTTGTGTAGCCCGTACCTGGCTGTTCCCCTCGTACTTTTGGAAGCAACCGCCCAAAGCGTGGCTTAGGATTAATCCCGGGCGGTCGCTGGAACGCTACCGCCCGTAAAACAAATAAGAAAACATGACAACGACACGCTACATGGTATCCTCGGACTACTTCAACCGCCACGACGAGTGGTGGTTCGACACTGAGGAGGCCGCGAGAAAAAAAAGAGCCGAGCTGCTCGCCACGCTGGACACGAGGTGGGAGGTGAGGATGCGGGCTGTCAAAAGTGACAGGACATGATTATGACTAACAGGACTAACATACTGATAAACGATTCCGGCACCGACCTGAGCGCGGAGGGATACGCCGCGCTGGGCGTGCTGCTGGAGATGGTCTGGGGCATTCAGACGATGGGGGCGCGCATGGCGAGGGCCCTCGACGCGATAGGTGCGAGGAACTGCCTCGTGCAGCGTAAGAGACACGCCTTCAACGAGGCGAAGAAGAACATCAACGGCCTTCTGAAGGGTTTGGAGGCGGCCTTTGACGAGACGTTCGACTACGCCATGTGCCGCGTGCCTGAGGGCATGGCGGAGCGCACGGAGGCGTTGCAGTCCTACGCCGACGACATCGTACGGCTGTTGATACTGTACTATTCGAGGGTTGACGGATCTCCGGACGGCATGGAGAAGAGGGCGAGGATCCACCGGGCGGTGGCAAACTTCAAGGCCGTGCCGGGGTTCGACGCGGAGGCTCTCATCAGGTTTTTCAAAATGCGGTAAGATGGGCAGTGCGAAAGAATTCGGAGACATGACCGGACAGAGGTTCGGGAGATGGACGGTGCTGGGGATGACGACCAAAACGTCAACGGACGGGCATAGAAGGACGGCATGCGTGTGCAGGTGCGAATGCGGGAAGGAGCGGGTCGTGTACGCCCAAAGTTTGAGGAGCGGCCAGTCGAGGGGCTGCGGGTGTGCGAGGCCGGCGCCGTTGTCAGGAAGGACATCCAAGACGGCGAAGACCGGTGCGCAGTCGGACCCGGTCGGGGATGAGTGGATGTTCGGGAAGATGGGGTCTAAGGGTTTGTTTGCAAAAAGGAGGTAGGCTTATGGCTGATGAGATAAAGCAACTGGATCTATTCGGCGAGGAGGTCAGGCCGAAGGCCAAGTATGTTCAGGGGCAGGTCGGCAAGGATGATTACGGAGAGTTCACGGATAAGTTCAAGCCCAAACTGACGACGGATGACTGCTACACGCCCGTTGAGGTGTATGAGGCCGTCCTCGGATGGTTGAGGGAGAAGGTGGACATCGAAGGCTGTAACATCGTTCGGCCATTCTGCCCGGGCGGCGACTATGAGGCCTATGACTACAAGGAGGATGATGTCGTGGTTGACAACCCGCCGTTCAGCATCCTCGCCAGGATATTGAGATTCTATCAAGGCAGGGGGATCCGCTTCTTCCTGTTCGGGCCGCAGCTGACGCTCTTTTCTTCTTCTTCTCTTACTTACATACCCTGCGCCTGTACGGTCACTTACGCCAACGGCGCGAAGGTCAACACCGGATTCATCTCCAACCTCTTCGGGGACGTGTTCGCGATGTCCGCTCCGGATCTGAGGCTGAGGGTGAAGGAGGCGCAGGAGAATGCCAGGGGCGAAGCGTCCGCTCCGCTGCCGGTTTACGAGTACCCGCCGGAGGTGCTGACCACCAGCATGCTTGGCTACCTGTCCACGCACGGGGAGGAGTTTAAGGTGATGAGGGACGAGGTGTCGCCGGTGCCGCTGTCCGCGCTCGCGTCGCAGAAGGCCGTCGGCAAGGTGATATTTGGGAGAGGGTGGCTGATTTCGGAGAAGAAGGCTGCGGAGAAGAAGGCTGCGGAGAAGAAGGCTGCGGAGAAGAAGGCTGCGGAGAAGAAGGCCGAGGAGAATGTTATCGTCTGGGAGCTGAGCGACGTGGAGCGCGAGGCGGTCAGGCGGATCGATAAAAAAGAAAATAAAACAAAATGGAAATGATTGAGGTTTTGCTGTTGATGGCCGTGGCCGCCGCCCTGCTCCTGTGGGTGTTGTCGGCGCGGAGGCTGGAGAGGAGGTACGACTCCCTCCGGGATGAGGTCGGAGCGCTGTGGCGGCGTATCGAGTGGCTGTGCAGGGACACGGACGACCGCCTCTCGGTTGACCGTCTGGAGTTCCAGCAGAAGTCGAAGCAGGTGCGCAACCTGTGGATCCGGCTGCGACACGTGGAGGAGGCACTCTACATCGAGCCGTCCGACGCGTTCAAGGAGAGGAAGGAGGATGAATGAGTCTCTTTTGGTCGAATCGTCCCTAATGGCGGAGACCGATTTTAATTTAAAATTATTGTCAAAAGGAAGAATATGGGAAATTTTAACATCAAAATTGAGCTGGACAGAATTCCTGGGGCTAAGATTATGGACATCCAGGGCGACACGGCGACACGCCGCTGTGTTGTCATCCCCATCGACAACGATCGAGGGACAGTGGTTGACGCTTACAAGAGATTCGACCACAGCCTCGGCGGGATGACAACGAAGCCGTTGGAGCATGTCCAGCTATTGGCAACTGCTTATGAGAGCGCGAACCAGAGCTTCGGATCAAGCCATTATATCAAGCCGCAGGTCTCTCGGGAATATTTCGAGAGGATGAGCGAGACACAGGTCCGCAGCCTTCCGTTTATTGGATCACTTCAGCCTTGGAAGGTTAGTCCGAAGAAGGAAGAGGTAAAAGACGAGGACAACTGGTAGGCCATGATCTGGGTGGGAATTGATACAGGTGTCAACACCGGGATAGCCGTGTGGGACTCCGGGAAGAGAGAGCTGCTGTCGCTGGACACGGTGACGATAGACGAGGCCTTGTTCCGAGTGCTTGGTCTTGTGGCGGAATATCAGGACATCCGCGTTGTCGTTGAGGACGCGAGGCTGCGCAGGTGGGTGCCCGACACACACGATGTCCGCAAGGAGATGGCGCGCCGCCTTGGCGCCGGGTCTGTCAAGCGTGATGCCAAGATCTGGGAGGATTTCCTGGAAAGGATGAAAATCCCGTTCCAGATGGTGGCTCCTTTGAGGGGAGCGACGAAATGGGCGCGTGACAGCTTCGCCTCCGTGACCGGCTACACCGGAAGGACAACCGAGCATTCACGTGACGCTGCTATGCTGGTGTTCGGAAGGTTTAATTGATGCTTAGATATGGCGCTTGCGTGGGATTCGAAGAAAAAAAAAGACGCTGATAGCGGTGGCTATCAACGCGAGAGGTCAAGTGACTTGTATCACACATACAGGTGGACGAGATTGAGCAGGGCGTTCAGGCAGTCGCACCCTCTTTGCGCCGAGTGCGCGAGGAACGGACGGCTGAAGGCGGCGGAGGTCGTTGACCACATCACGCCTTTCCCGGTGTGCCGTGACTTCTTCGACGAGAGCAACCTCCAGAGTCTCTGCTCTGCTTGCAACATCGCTAAAGGTAACAGGGACAAAGCTGTTATAGCTGAATGGCGTAGAACTCACGCAAACGCCCTTACAGGAGCGGTCGCGGATGCATCCGGCGCGCCGTGCGCTTTCGGACGAAGGGGGGAGGGGGCTTCGAATCTCTCCGCCGATCCTCGCCGAGACCACGCCCCCAGTTTCGGAGACGCGAGTGCAGAAAATCGCCATGGGAAATTGTAAGATGCAAAAAACTAAATAGTTATGGGAGGTACTGGAAGCGGACGTAAAAAACAGCCGGCGCAACTCGCTAAGTTAAAGGGGACTTATCAGGCTTGCAGACGCAAGAATGACGGCAAACTGGAAGGCCGGAAGGTCGGCAGCATCCAGGCCGCGTGCGGCACGATGTCTTACAGGCTTCTGACGGAGCGGCAAAGGAAGATCTATCTTTCCGTCTGCCGCCAGCTCATACCCTTGGGTATCCTGGAGCAGGCATACCTTCCAGAGCTGGTGATGTTCGCAAAGGAGTTTGACATGTATATGACCGCGGCGGCGGATGTCGAGAAGAACGGAATGTACACGGTCAAGCGTGACGAGGCCGGCAATGTGTGCGGCACGGTCGAGAACCCGTCCGTCCGTCACATGGACAGATTCTTCAGCCACGTGGCAAAGATAGGCTCGAACTTCGGGCTCTCGCCTGTTGACCGTCAGAGGATCAAGGCGAGGGTTGAGGGTGAAGACCCGTCCGCAAAGATCATCAACCTGATAATGGAGGGAGGTGAACCGGATGAGCAGTAGCGCATATCTCGCAAGGGTGGATCGATATGCGGCGGACATCGTGTCCGGCGCGGTTCCATCCTGTCGGATGGTGCGGCTCGCTTGCGAAAGGTACGAGAATGACAAGAAAAGGGCGGATCTGTACTTTGACGCCTCCAAGTTCCTGCGTTTCGTCCGTTTCGCACAAACGTTGAAGCATTTCAAGGGCGAGTTTGCCGGGAAGGTCATAAGGCTGGAGGACTGGCAGCTGTTCGTCGCCGCAAATGTGTTCGGCTGGTATCGCAAGGCGACAAAGCGACGCCGCTACCAGTACGCCGATGTCTATGTGCCAAGAAAGAATGGCAAGACGACGTTAGCGGCGATAATCGCTCTCTACATGCTTCTTTTTGACGGCGAGCCTGCCGCGGAGGTGTACGCCGCCGCCGTTGACAAGGAACAGGCGAAGATCTGCTTTGACACGGCCAAGGAGCTGCTGCGCAACAGCGACCTCACAGCGCTCGCCGATATTTACCGTGGAAGCATCGTCAGGTCGCAGAGCGCCTCTGCATTCAAGCCTTTGACAAAGGACACAAAGAACAAGGATGGACTCAACCCTCACGCCGCGATATGCGACGAGCGGCACGCCTGGAAGACGAACGAGATCTATGATGTGATCAAGACGGGTATAGGTTCGAGGAGGCAGCCGCTTGTGTTCTCCATCTCCACGGCCGGTGTGGACACGAGCTATCCGTATTTCCGCGACCTCGAGTTCCTCCGCGACGTGATGAACGGCATACAGGAAAAGGACAACCACTTCATAATGCTTTTTGAGCCGGACGAGGGCGACCGGTGGGACGACCCGGAGGTCTGGCGCAAGGTCAACCCGAATTACGGCGTTTCGCTTTACCCGGAGTATATGGAGAGCGAGTTCCAGGAGGCGAAAAAGAAGGGAGGCTCCACACTCGCCGCCTTCTGCACGAAGAACCTGAACATGTGGGTGGATGCCCCGGAGGTGTGGATTAGCGATGACGATGTGGCGGCTAACGGCAGGGGGCTTGACCCCTCCGTCCTGCTCGGGCAGGAGTGCTATGTCGGCCTTGACCTCGCCTCGAAGAATGACATCACGGCGGCGGCGTTCTGGTTCCCGGCCTTCAAGGCCGTGCGCTACCTCTTCTGCGTGCCGGAGTCCAAGGTGGCGGAGATGTCCGACCGCGTCGACTACAGGCAGTGGAGGGAGAGGGGCTGGCTCGTGGTCACGCCCGGCAAGACGCTGGACGAGGACTGGTATATTCAGACGCTGATCTCGTGGATGGACTTGTACGATGTCAAAAAGATAGCGTATGACCCGTGGGCGATCTGGAACATACTGCCGAAGTTCGGGCGGTATTGCGACCGCCTGATGGAGTACCAGCAGAACATCCGCTACATGTCCGTGCCGACAAAGTGGCTGGAGGCAGCCGTCCTGCGGCACGAGCTTGATTTTCTCGGCGATCCAGTAATCCGGTGGATGTTCCGCAACGTCGTGATCTACCGCGACCCGAACGCAAACATCAAGCTTGACAAGGCGCGCTCGCGCAACAAGATCGACGGAGTTGTGGCGACTGTTGATGCCATCGGCGGATGGCTCAACGACACCTCCGGGCAGGAAAGCAAGATTATATATACAAACCACGATTTACGGGTTATATGAGAGAGATTGACGAGAGGGTGTGGCGGCTGGTCACAAGGGACGGGTTCGCCAGGGAGTTCTGGGCGGAGCTGCGCCGCCGCCGGGCGGTGAGACAGACCACCTCGAGGCGCGAGGTGTTCGACTACCTTAACGGTCTATTCATGTCCGAGTTCGGGGAGCCGCGGTTCCCATCCTATGACACGTTCAGGCATTCGAGGGAATTTCGGCGATAAGACTCGACTTTGGTAGAATTTTCCACATTTTAACACCGTCTGCCTGCTATCTTGCGGACGATGTCGATATTCAGCAGCATATTCGGAGGTGCGAGGAGGCGGTCGGTGACCGTCGCACCGTCAGGAAGTGTCATAGTTCCGCCGCCCGTGGATTATGGCCTTCCTGTCTGCAACTCCACGGCGATGAAGATAACAGCGTTCTACGCCGGCATCCGCTTGATCTCCGAGAATATAGCATCCCTTCCGCGGTCGGTGCGGAGGAAGACTGACAAGGGGCTGGAGGCGGCTGAGGATCATCCGGCTTACAGGCTCGTCGCGGTCAGACCTAACGACTACACCAACACTTTCGACTTCTGGAATTGCGTCACCACCTGGCTGGAGGGCTGGGGCAACGCCTATGCCGTCATCCGCCGTGGAGCGGACGGCAGCCCGGTGTCCATCCATCAGGTACACCCGTCCAACGTCACGGCCACCCTGTCCGGAGGGAAGAGGTGGTATCGCATACTCATTCCCGACCCCGCCTTCTCGTGGCTGAACGGGACTTACAGCGGCGATGACATGCTGCACTTCATGCTTCTGACGCTTGACGGGCTTACAGGTGTCAACCCCGTCATATACAACGCCATCGCCCTCGGGAAGAACCTTGCGACGGAGAAGTTCGGAAGCGAGTTCTACACGCGCAAGGGCAACATACGCGCAGTTTTGGAGACAGACGGCAACCTTGGGGATGACGCTTACAACAAGTTTATCGAGCATTTCAAGGCTGCCTCGGAAGGCAATTTCGGCACGCCTTTGCTGGAATATGGCATTAAATACAAGCAGTTGTCGGTCAACCCGGTGGCCGCCCAGCTGATACAGAGCGAGACCCTCTCCATCCAGGACGTGGCGCGGATCCTGAACATCCCGCCGCACATGATAGCGGAGCTCTCGCACGCCACCTTCAGCAACATCGAGCATCAGACTATCCAGTTCGTGGAGTACACCCTGCGGCCTATCATCAAGAGGCTGGAGGTGGAGTTGAGGACAAAGATGTTCTTCGCGGACGAGGTTGGACGTTATGATGTGGAGTTCGGCCTTGGCGGCCTGTTGAGGGGTGACACCGCAGCGCGGTCTAACTACTACCATAACGCCATCCTTGACGGCTATATGTCGAGGAACGAGGTCCGGGAGCTTGAGGGACTGCGGCACAAGGACGGGCTTGACGACATGCTCTACCCGCTTAATTCAGGCGTGGTAGGCAAGGAGATTGACAAAAAATCAGAGTGATATGGACAAGATACTTTTCAGGACTGCTGGTAACGCCGTTGTAGAGGCAAAAGGCAAGGATACAAGGAGGATCACGTTCCTGGCGTCGGACTCCACGAGGGACTCGCACGGCACCGTGCTGAACCAGGACGGCTGGTCGCTTGACCGGTTCAACCGCAACGGCATCATCGGCTACCAGCACAAGGTGTATGGCGGCTGGAATGACACCGAGAACCCCGACAACGTCATAGGCAAGGGAAAAGCCTACACGAAGGACGGGAAGCTTTTTGTCGATGTGGACTTTGAGCCAAAGGAGATAAACGAGCTGGCCGACAAGATATACAACAAGCTTTTGTTCGGCAGTCTGAAGGCTGTATCGGTTGGATTCCTTCCGATAGGCAAGGGCAGCTGGGGCAAAGGAGAGGAGGCTGTCGACGGTAAGAACCCGACATACTACTATGCCGGGCAGGAGTTGCTCGAGGTCTCCGTGGTCAATATTCCGGCGAACCCGAACGCTCTCAAGAAGTCCATCGAGGCGCAGGAGGAGGAGATGGCCGAACTGCGGCGGATGGATGACGTTGAGGAGGTGTCAAAGGATGACATGGAGACTATGGCGTTGGCGGTTGAGGTCGAAAGGCAATTAACTATGGCGGAGGCAGCTCTGCTTTAATATATTTTTTAATCATGAGAAAAATAGCGGAAATCAGAAGGGATCTCGCGGCCAAGGTCGCGGAGGTCAAGGGCATCCAGAACAGCCCTGAGAACGCCGATGCCTTGAAGAAGGGTGTCGCGGAGGTCAAGGCGCTGATGCTGGAGCTGGAACAGGCGGAGGCTGTAGAGGCCGCCGCGCAGCGGGCTGCCGACAGGGAGCTTGACAGAAGGCAGAGGATGGCCGGAAGGCCATTCTCGTTGGTGCGCTACATCAATGGCATCATCAACCAAAATCTTTCAGGTCTCGAGAAAGAGGTGGACGAGATGGGCGCCCAGGAGTATGAGCGCCTTGGTTTGGAGCGGCGCGGGAACGTCATCCCGTCCGCTTATCTCCGTGCGGCAAGCGGTCAGAACTACACGACCGCCGCCGACGGAGGCAACCTCACAGAGGAGGGAGAGAGGCGCTATCTTGACATCCTGAAGGACAAGCTGGTGGTGGCTCGTTTGGGAGCTACTGTGCTGACTGATCTTGTTGGCACATTCACGGCGATCAGTTCGTCTGCCATTCAGGCGTCGTGGGAAGGCGAGGCAACCAAGACAGATGTCAAGAAGACATCTTACACCAAGATGTCGATGACACCTCACAGATCAGCAGTTTCGGTGGCTATAACCAAGGATCTGCTCCACCAGACCTCCTTTGATGTCGAGAAGGATCTTCTGGATAAGATTACCTCCGCGCACGCCAACCTTTTGGAGAAGGCCGCCATCTCCGGCACAGGGAAGGACAATCAGCCTACCGGCATTCTGAACACATCCGGAATCGGAAGTGTGGCGATGGGAGCGAACGGCGGCGCCATCGACTGGAAGCACATAGTCGAGCTGGAAACTGAGGTTAACTCAAAGAACGCCAACCGTGGAAGCCTGGCATACCTTTCAAACGCAAAGGTTAACGGCGTTTTGAAGGTCACAGAGATGGCGTCGGGAACAGCGCGCTTCCTTCTGTCCAACGAGGCACCGAAAATCCTTAACGGCTATCCGTTTGACTGGACGAATCTCGTGCCGGCGAATCTAACCAAAGGCACGGCGGCCACCAAGTGTTCGGCTCTGATCTTCGGAAACTTCCAGGATCTCTACATCGGACAATGGGGTGGAATTGACATTGTTGTCGACCCATACACCGGCGCGCGCACCGGCGAGGTTTACACGACGCTGAACGCGTGGAACGATGTCAAGGTTGTCGAGCCTAATAGCTTCGCGGCCATCGTGGACATTACGACCGACTAAGAGAGATGAGAAGGGATTTTGACGATGACATGCTCTGGGAGGGTCTCGGAAGGCTGAAAAGCCATCTGAGGCTCACCTCCTGTGACCTGGACGACGAGCTGCGGCAGAAGCTCTGCGCCGCCGTGCGCTCCGCCGAGCATCAGATCGGGCGTGTCGTGTTCAAATCCCGCTTCTCCGACATATTCCCTTTTTCCCCCGAAATCCGCCTGGATTCCCCGCTTCTGGCGGTGGAGTCCGTGGCGGTGGACGGGGTTTTGCTTTCGGAGGGCTGGACCGCGCTGCGGTCATCGTCCGCCGTCCGCTTCGACCCGTCCGTGACGGGCGATGAGGCGGAGATCGTCTGGACTTCGGGAATGGAGCAGGTGCCGGATGACCTGATGAACGCCATCCTCCTGATAGCCTCCTCGTTGTTCAGCAATCCGCTGGACAGCGTGGAGACGCTCCCCAAGGCATCCGCCGCGCTTCTGCGGCCTTACCGCAACTATGAGCTGTGACGTATGGAGAATTGGGGCATCGGCGATTTTGACACGAGGGTGCGGCTGCAGCGCTGCGAGATCACCGCCGGTGACACCGGTGAGAAGATCTATAACTGGCAATGTGTCCGCGATGTGTTCGCAAAGGTGGAGCGCGACATCGACGAGGTTATTGACAACGGCAACCTGGAGCAGGGTCAGGCTTTGACACTGACGATGTGGAAGGTTCCCGAACTGACGACAAGGTGGCGCGTCATCGTGGGCGGAGTGCCCTACTCCATCGAGGGGATTGACCCTGTGTCGCGGCTTTCGCCGGTCTGCAAGTTGTCCGTCAGATCAATCGAGTGATATGGCAAAGGCGATAAGGATAGACGGCGTCGAGGATGTCCTCCGTATGTTTGACGGCGCTCCGAAGGAGCTTCAGAAGGCCGGCAAGAAGGCTATGGCATCAGCTGGACGCAAGGTGGCGGCCAAGCTCAAAAGGCAGATACCCTCGCGCTGGAAGAAGCTGATCAAGTCGAAGGCCAAGATGTCAAGGGACGGCAACTTTTGGGCGGTTATGGGTCTGTATAACGGCAACGAGGCTCAGGGCCACCAGCCGGATGGGAAGAAGGTCAGTGACTGGTTCAAGGCATACTGGGCGAACTATGGCACACTCGCGCGGCGCGATCCAAACCACAGGTTTGATTATCCTGTCAAAAGCAGGAAATCGGCGAGCGGAAGGCTCAGACGCAACGACATGGGGCAGTTCCCTGAACGCTTCTTCGAGGCCGCATCTGGGGGGTGGGAGAATGTCTTTTTGGATGGTTTTAGGGACTCTTTAAAAAAGCAGGGATATGATCTTGACAGGATTTGAGGACAGGATAGGAAAGGCTTTGGTGGCGGCGGTGAGGGACATTGTCCCCGTCTCCCTTTATGAGGCGGAAACAGATGCCTATCCTTATGCCGTCTATGAGCATTCGCCGGAGTATTTCCGCACAAAGGATGGCGTGTACAAGATTGTCTCAAGCCTTCCGGTCACTGTATATGGCAAGACCTTTTCAGACACGAGGCCGCTGGCGGACAAGGTGGAGGAGGCTGTTTTGGCAGCGATGAATGACGGAACCTTCAGGACGTTCACGGTGTCCCGCTCCGACACTTGCGTGGAGGGGATATGGCGCAGCGAGGTCAGGTTCCAGATAACGCAATACAATTAGATTTTTTTTTAAATATTATGGTAGAAGGTTACAACTTAGCGTTTAAGCTAAACAACAAGACGCTTGCGGGGCGAACACAGGACGACTTGACGATCAGCCCGACCACAAAGGAGAGCATCACAAAGGATGACCATGGAAACAAGCAGTCAATGGTCATCGGGCAGGAGATCACTTTCGCCGCCCAGGGAATGATTGAGGTTGCCACGACTGGAGAGACAACAAAGCTGACACGTGACGACTTGATCGAGATGGCTCTGAAGACCGGTTCGGCGGCTGTCATTCCGTTCGTCTATTCCTGTGCCGGCGGCAAGTCCTATTCAGGCAACTGTGTCTGCACCGGCTACACCGAGAGTTCCAATTCCGAGGACACCGCGAGCTGGACGATGAACTTCAAGGTGTCGGGAGCGATGACCCCAGAATCGTAGCCATGGTTGAGGTCAAGGTTAACGGCAGGTTTTATCCTGCGGCGGCGAACTTCAACGCCGTGGCGGCCTATCTGGGCTATGTGGGTAGGGACACCATGGACGGCCTGATCAACATCGACAGGATGTCCCCGTCCGACTGCACGGCATTGGTGGCGGCCTGTGTCAACGAGGGGCTGCGTAAGGAGGGAAGCTCCGAAAGAGTTACACCTGAGGATGTCGGCGCCTCGCCGGACTCGCTTGTCGAGGTGCCCGAGGCGGTCGCCACCATCTTCAGGGAGTTGTCCCCGGGAGCCTCAGGGCAGGAGGACGACAAAAAAAAAGTGTAGATGACACGGTCCCGCGCGCGAGCGTCACAATCGCCGACGTGCGGGGCTGGGCTTTCGGCCTTCTGGGGATGACGCGCGCTGAGTTCCACGACATGCCCGTCGGTGAGTTCTGGGAGGCGGTCCGCGCCTATGGCCGCAGGGAGGAGGCTAACGCCCGGCATCTTGGGGAGCTGGCGAGGGGAGTGGCGTTGAGGCTCTTCAATGTCCAGCTTCGGAGAAAAGACCAGATAAAGGATCCTGCGCAGTTCTGGCCGATGCCGTGGGATGTTAAGGATTCGAAAGCGCCGGAGATGTCACCGGAGCAGAAGGAGCGATCGATCGGCAGGCTATTAGATGTGATAAAAAAACGGGGTTGGTGAGATGGCAAGTAAAAAACTAAAGGTAAGCGTTGACGCGGACGCCTCCGGATTCAAGAAGGAGATGGCCGCGGCCAGGAAGTCAACGCAGGAGTTCTCCAAGACGGTCGGACAGGTGTCCGCCGAGGTGGAGGACTCATTGGGCATACCCATCGGGGCCATAACCGAGGTCGGCTCTAAACTTAAAAACGTGGCTGGACTTCTGAAAGGCTTTTCCGCGCAGGGGGAGTCGGCCTTTCAGAAGATCGCGCTGGGTGCGGGCGTGGCCGCCGGTGCCATCGCCGGAATCGCTCTTACAGGACTGATAGCCGCGTTCAAGGTCCTTAACGAAGAGGCTGAACGCTATCGCAAGACGGTTGAGGGTACATCGCAAACCTTGCAGTCGGACGCGTGGAAAAGCACCTTCGCGCAGACGGTGAGTGATGCCTCGGGCGTCGGAAAATGGACTGCGGAGCGGCAGGACACGGCGACAAAACTTTGGACCACTGTCAAAACTGCCGCCGGAGCTTATCTAAGCGGCAAGCTGTATGGTAGCGATACGGATGCCGTTCGGAATATAAGACGGGTGGTTGCTGCCACGTCAGAGGCCAACAAGGTCGCCAACAAGGCCGTGGTCTATGCAAAGGAGATCTTCGACACGACGGAGGCCATGAAGGACAAGTCTATTCAGTGGAAGGACAACCTTGCCAAGGTGGCCGAGCTGATGCTTGTCGCTTCGGACAAGTCCAAGACTACACAGGTGCGGCAGGAGGCCGTGGCCGCCGCGATTGCTTTGCAGAAAAAGGTCAGCGGCGAACAGATCGCGATGCAGCAAAAGCTCGCCGATAACATCAAGGCGCAGAACGACCTTGCGAGCAGCTCCGTCGAGGATATGGACAGGCAGCGGAATGCCTATGCCGCCATCAAGGACACGTCGAGGGAGCTTAACCAGAGGCTCAGGGAGATGACCAGCTTGCAAAACGAGATCGCTAACAGCGCGGCCGCGACGGCCCAGAAGTGGCGCGACGGCGTGAACAAGGCCGTCGAGGCCGGGATGACGGAGATCGCCAAGTTCAACGCCGAGATGGACAAGGCGCTGGAGATGCGCGACAAGATGGCCATGGACAACATTGCCGCTCCGCTGAAGTCGATGTCCGCGAGCCTTACTGGTCGCGCCGACAACGGCAAGGGACTGATTGGCGGGATCAACCTGGACGAGTCCGCCCTGAAGGGACTCCAGCAGCTCACGCAGTTCGACACGTCCGCCGTTGACGGACTTCTCTCCAAGATTGACCCGTCAAAGCTCTCGGACAGCTTTCAGCGATACTACGTTTTTCTTGACGAGATGATCAAGGCCACGGATGACGCCAACAAGGCACTGAACGACGCCATCGTTGGCGGCATATCGGACTCCATCCAGTACCTGGCGAACTGTGTGGCGGGTCTTGACGAGATCAGCGGTGCCGGCATGATGAGCGCCCTTCTTTCGCCTCTCGCCGAGGCGGCGATCAAGATGGGCGAGATCATGGTGTCCGCCGGTCTGGCTTCTGAGGCGTTCAAGTCGATGCTGACAAACCCTTTCACGGCGATAGCCGCCGGCGCCGCCCTCATTGCCGTAGGCGCTGCGGCAAAAGCCGGTCTACAGGCGGCGATAAATAGCGCCACCGGAACGTCTTATGTGGCAAGCACCGTGGCAAGTTCGGGATATTCCAATGGAAACTCCGGCGACCGGAGCTGGGAGAGGGAGATGACGCTGCGCGTCACCGGCACGCTCCAGGCGGACGGCTCCAAGCTCGTCGCAGTACTTAACAACGAGGCTAACAGGAAGAGATACACAACTTAGATCATGGCATACGGCGAATTATACAGGTTTGTCTTTGACGCGGCCAACGGCCCGGAGGTCACCATCTCCGTGGCGAAGAAGGATTATACCGGAGAGGTTTACCGTCGAGCCGTTGGCGGCTCGGCTACGCTGAGGCGCGAGCGCTCCGGATGTATCCTCGGATCGTCGCTCGCGTGGTCGGCGGAGTGCCTTTCGGATGATGAGTTCGCCGAACTCTACACCTCCGACCCGACACTCTACCGCGTCTCGCTGCTATTTTCCGGCACGGAGGTGTGGCGGGGATTCGTGACGCCTGAACTCTACTCTTCGCCATGGGTGGACACGCCGTATGACGTGACGCTTACGGCGACGGACAACCTCGCAGAGCTGAAGAACTCGACTTTTAAGGCAACGGGAGACATCCGGGTAGAATTGTTGATCATTAGCCTGCTCGAGAGGACGGGGATATCGGTGCCGAGCGCTCCGGAGCCGGAGATGGCATACATAAGTTCAATGAAAGGTGACAGAAAGCACATCCCCAGCCTGACCGTCAACGTCGACCACCTCGCCGGAAATACATGCTATGACGTGCTTAACTCGGTCTTGGAGTCCCTCCATGCTGTTTTATATCTTGACTTCGCAGCCGAGAGTTGGGTGGTCATGCGCGAGACCGATGTAAGCGGCGCCAATGTGGGCTTCCTGACATTCGGCAAACTTGACGGACTGTCAGATCTCGCCGCCAACGGAAGCCTGGCGATGGAGATCGTTCCGGCAAGGAAGGAGCTGACGGTGAGCGAGGAGATTCATGCCGCCAATGTTGCAAAGGCATTCAACTCGTCGAATGTCCAAACGACAGGAGGCACGCCGAAGTGGGAGGAATCTGACTACGGCGCGGCGGTCAGGCTGACGACAGTGCCACCAAGCCAGCTGTCCGGCACCCCTGAGAGCATAGACAGCGTGGCAGGCGTGTTGTTCACGTCACTCGCTGCCGGAAGACGTTATACGCTGACCTTCAAGGCTCGCAACACGGGGTTCTTCGTTGGAAAGACACTGCTGCAATGGGGCTTGATCATAACCGGCCAAAACGGCTCCGTTTCACGTGCAATATATTTCGACACCAACGGCGGATACTCGGCATCCTATCCAGGTTCTGACTACCCGAACGATACGGAGCTGACTCCCGAGATTGCGGAGTATTCCTTCAGTTTTGTCATTCCGCAGAAAGTAGGCGCGGCGGGTTTCACCCCGTCGCAGGGGAGCTTCAGCGCGAGATGCATGCGGAAGGGTGATGGATCAAGCGTCTGGACGGCGGATGCCTGGCTCGCTGATGTCAGGCTGCAAGTGGCTGACTTCCCGGACGGCCTCTCGACACGTGTCATCCTCGACAACGATGCCAGGACGGAGGCGGACGGCGTTGCGCTCGAGTTCGGAAACGATATAGCTTCAGGAAGGCAGAATGTCATTCGGGAGATGAAGTTCATCTCCGACGCGATAGTGACAGAGCAGGACTTCAACACCTTTATGGCTATTGATAACGCCCTATCGGTAGCTCTGCCGAGGTTGAGGCTTTCGGGAGTTATGTTCTTCAAAAAGCCAACGTGGCAGCTGCCGAAATTCGTAAGGACTACCCATGTGTCCGCGGACAACCTTGACTACATTGTCGAGGAGTATAACTTCAACCTGATGACCGGTGACATCGACATCTCGATGATCAGCCTTCCGGCGGCGGCATTGGCTTACAAGGAAATTAAGACAACAAGCGATAAACGAATTCCTTCCGGCTCGTCGACATCGGGGGCGGCATCTGGATCACAGGGGCCGCAGGGAGAGCCTGGCCCCAAGGGCGATAAAGGCGAGAAGGGGGACAAGGGAGACACGGGGCCACAGGGAGAGGTAGGCGCTACGGGGCCGCAGGGGCCGCAGGGTGTCAGGGGAGCGATCGGCCCGCAAGGGCCACAAGGACCTAAGGGCGACCCAGGAGCGGCGGCGGGGTTCGCCGCTCCGACCGCGGAAGCCTTCTACATCGCCGGGGGCGACCCCACGGCGGAGGTCACGGCCTCGGGACCGGACACGGCTAAGAAGTTCGCTTTCAAGTTCTGGATTCCGAAGGCCTCGGAGGTCATCGACAACCAGGCAAGGCTCCGCGTCCGGCCCGTCCTCAGGGTTGTCAGGGGATACACACCGGAAGATATCGAGCGGAACGTCCTGTCTGTCGAGCATCCGGCCCTGTCGTCGGACAAGTACGAGGCGGTGCTGATGGTTTACCGGCGGATGAACAAGCGGAGGCGTTATTTTTACGACGGCACGAGCACCAAGCCGGTGAGGCTCGCCAGGAAAGGCTGGTTCGCCGCGCTCGGCGACAAGAAAACCACGGATCACGCCGCCTTCACCAGGGCCGGGTCCAAAGGCGCGGAAGGGGTGAACATGGGTCTTTCTGAGCTCAGGGAATTCATCATTAAAAGGTTCATGACGGACAACGCCCACACGAAGGCGGAGCTGTGGGCAAGGAATTACGCGCAATGGGCGGCGGAGAGCAACATATCGAGGGGCTTCAGCTCCGCCCACGACGCCAGGAAGACGTTCGGCATAGCGGTGAGGTATGTCAACCCGTCGTTCACAGCGCTGGTCGATCCGGCAAAGCCGCTGTCGCCGACGACCATGGAGCTGATCGACAAGGACGGGAACGCGGTGCCGCGCTACATATACTCGGATGTCGCGCCGCTGACCGTCGAGCTGCAGGATAAGAAAGACCCGTCGACCGGCCTGTGGCTGAAACGGGCCAGCATGTGGTTCGGCGTGTCAGGATAAAAAAAAATCATCCGGCGCAGCACCCTATGGGCGCGATAGCCGGACGGTAGCACCCTTTGGGCGCGATACGGGAGGGTAGCACCCTGTGGGCGCGATTCCGGAACAAAGATAATACAAATAATTAAAATATGAGCAAATGCGATTGTAACGACAACAGAAAGATCCGGATCGTCTCTGGCAACGACCTGACGGTCGAGGCGCTCGTCTCGGTCTACGACAGGGACAGCGGCGTTTACAAGCCTCTGGACCTGTCCGGTGCCACCGATGTGGCCTTGAGGCTTGTCGGCACGTTCAGCAAGGTGCCGGGAAGGGACACGACCGTCACGGGTTCGAGGGTGTCCGCCTTCTTCCCGGCTGGGGCACTCGGCGTTGGATCATACGGCGTGGAGATCATATTCAAGGATTCCTCCGGCAATTCGAGGCTGTATGAGAGCGACATTATAATGGTCGTGGAATCGGGAGAAGAGGCTGTCGGTTGCGCGGGGTCAGCCGCCGGAAGAACCGTCACTGTGGATTTGAAGACGAGGATCATCACGCTCGGGGGAGTTCCGATAGTGATACTTGACGAGGCCGCCTATGCGGCTCTGGAAAAGAAGGATCCCGGTACGCTGTACGTGATAACGGGAGGGGCCGGCGATGAGACTTGACGAGGCCGCAGACATCCGTCTCGGGAAGAGGGCGGTGTCGAGGGTCATGCTGGGCGAGACCCAGGTGTGGCCTGTGGCGGAGAGGGCGCGGCTCGACGTGTCGCCGGGAGTCATCTGGCTGCTGAGGGCGGCGGACTGGACAGACTTCGTGGACGTGCTGTCGAACGTGGAGTGGAGGGTCGGATAACTTAGAGAATTCATGTCAAACCAATAAAAACATATCAGATTATGGCAAAACCATCATGGCTAAAAGTGGATCCGACGAGCGGATCGGGTGACGGGACGATAACCAACACGGGGCTCGAGCACACCGGGCGCGTGCTGCGCACCGGGACGGTGACGGTCACGGGCGCCGGGGTGTCGGGGAGCAAGACCTACACCGTAAACCAGGAGCCGAAGCCGGAGTTCGTGGAGCTCGACAACGGCGCGTCGATGAGCGTGTCCAAAGAGGGAGGAAAGGTCAAGGTCGCCGGAAAGTCGAACTCCAAGGCGCTGAGCTTCGCCTTCGTGGGCGAGGCGGGCGGCGCGGAGATAGCGGCCTCCTACACGGCGGCGGGAAAGTCCGCGGCCAACGGGGAGAACATCGAGGGCGACCCGGGCGCGGCTGCGCAGTACAACTTCGAGGTCGAGGTGACCGTGCCGGAGAACACCACCGTGGACGCGGTGGCGAGGACGGTCAAGGTGTCCAACGGTGAGGCCGTGGCCGCGCAGATCGTGCTGAACCAGACCGGCGGCGACGCGTTCCTCAATCTGGACAAGGAGACCATCACGCTGCCTTGGGAGGGCACGCCGGCGCAGGTCGTCAACGTGAACTCCAACACATCATGGAATGTGTCCTAAGGGGACCGTCCCTTTCACTTGGGCCGGCGCGGCTGACCCCGCGCCCGTCCGCAATTTTTTAAGAACAGAACGTCATGGCATTACCTGATTGGCTGAGAATATCCCCGGTGTCCGGGAAAGGTCTCGGAGTCGTCTCTATCGAGGCCGACACGAACGAGGGCTGCGACCGCTCGGCGGAGGTCACGGTGGCCGCCGCGGAAGGGCCGTCCGCCACGCTGACCGTCACTCAGGCCGGAAGGAGGGAGCCGTTCGCTGGCTTAGACACGGACTTCATCCTGTCGGACGGCGGCACGTTCAACGTGCTGAAGACAAATCAAATGTAATTCGACATGGAATACAACAGCAAATACACGGGCGCCCAGGTGGAGGCGCTCCTCGACAGGGCCGGGGATCCAGCCGCCGAAGACACCGAACTCTCGATGGAATCAATCAACACCGTACAGAACAAAGTGGTGACAGCCGCTTTAAACGACAAGGCCGAAAGAATGACAGTGCAGGAAAGCGCGACGTTGAGCGTGGTGACACTCGAACTCAACGCCATCACAGCCATAACGGGCACATTCGGGATCCTGACGGTCAATCCGCCGGCCTCCACGCCCACCGGGAAGGACATCGCACTTGAGGCTGTCCTGAGGTTCGCCACAGGCGACACGGCGCCAACCGTACAGTGGGCAGACAACCTGAGGTGGCCAAACGGCAAGATTATGGAGATCAGGGCCAATAGGTTTTACGAGTTCAGTGTCGTGTATGATCACGACGGCTGGAATATTGTGGGGCGGAACTTCGCCGCCGTAACGACAACCGAATAACATCCAAAACTATGCTACAAAGAAGGCGATTGACATCCGCGACGAATTCGCTGGACTCTGATTATATAGAAAAGATAAGATTCTCCCGTAATGGGAGAACCT